CTCCGAACAACCCTCAACCAAGCGTCCCAAGCCGCGAGCGCGGCGTTGGGACGCGCCCGAATTCTCATGATCACCTACGTCCAGCGAGGGGACATCCTCGACTACACGCCCGAAACCGACACGCCCGCCGGCACCCCGGTGAAGATCGGCGACATCGTCGGCATCACCAAGCTCGACATCAAGGCCGGCCAGCTCGGCGCCATCGCCCTCACCGGCGTCTACGAGGCGCCCAAGCCCGAAGGCGAGGAAATCGCCGCAGGCGCGGCCGTCGCCTACGACCCGGCCACCGGCGCCGTCTCGGCCGCCCAGGCCGTCACAGGCGGCGACACGGGCAACGACGGCGGCGACGAGCCCGCCCCGGAACCCACGGCGGAGAAGATCCCCGTCGGCGTCGCCGTCGCGGACGCACCCGCGACCGCGCTCACGGTCCGTTTCCTGCTCGGCTTCTAGCCCCATGAACCTGCTCCGCCAGGCCATCGACTGGCTGCGCGACGCGGAGTTCTCGACCCTGGTCGAGCCGGTGGTCTACCACCGGCCCGGCCGGGCGCCGGAAGCCGTGAACGCGATCGTCGGCCGCACCGTGTTCAAGCAGACGAGCGAGAACGGCGCGTTTGTGCGAACGCAGACCCGCGACTTCCTGATCGGCCGGAACAACCTCGACCGCGAGCCCGCCGCCGGCGACACCATCGCCTACGGCGGCCGCACGTTCGAAGTGATGGCCCCCGGCGGCGAGCCCGTCTGGCGGTGGAGCGACCCGTACCACCAGGTCTACAGGATACACACCAAGTGCGTCTCGGAGGAATAGCATGCCCGACCACGAAGACTCCATCTACGAATCCGTAAATCGCTGCCGTATGGACATCGCGGAACTCAGGGGTATGATAACCATGCATTTCCGTGATGGGGAACACCATCACCCGCCCTGCGTCCCGGCCCAACAGATGCAGCGCACCCTGCTCACGGCCACCGGCGCGGCCGTCCTCTCGCTCGTCTCGGCGCTGGGGCTCCTGCTCATGGAGTTCCTGAAGCATGGCTGACCTCGTCTCCGTCGCCGGCGCGGTCGCGTCCGAACTCTCCCGGTACGGCGCGACCGTGTGTTTCCTGCCCGAGTTCAAGCTCTCGGAACTCTCGCAGATGCGAGTCGTCGTCGTGCCGACCGGCATCGAGGACGAGCTCGCCACCCGGGACAGCGTGGGCGCCGTGTACAAGGTGTCCGTCGGCGTCCTCAAGAAAACGACGGAGGACGAAATCCCGTCGCTCGTGCAGACGGTGCGAAGCATCGGCCGGCACTTCCTCGGGATGCACCTCGCCGGATGCTCGTGCGTGAAGGCGGCCTACGAACCCGTCTACTCCCCCGAGCAGTTCCGGGAGAAGCGGCAGTTCACGGGCGTCGTCGTGCTGTCGTTCCGGACGGTCGAGCGCCATGAAGGCGAAGCTCTCCTTTGACGCGCGCGGCCTCGCGGCCGCGGTTCTGGCGGGATCGCTCAATGCCCTGCGCCGCGCCGGCGCCTACGTGCGCCGCGCCGCCCGGCACAAGGTGAAGACGAGCGACCATCCGTCGCCGCCCGGCTCGCCGCCGCACTCGCGGGCGGGCCTGCTCAAGCGCTCGATCCTCTTCGGGCTCGACAAGCCCGCGCAAGCCGTGGTCATCGGACCCGCGGAGTCGGTCATCGGAAACGCGATGGCCGCGCACGAGTTCGGCGGCCGCTACAAGCGCGAGCGGTATCCCGCCCGCCCCCTCATGGGACCCACCCTCACATCCACCGCGCCGAAGCTCGCACAGTTCTGGCGGGATTCGGTCACAGACTGAAAGAAACCAACATGGCATACAAACTCGGCCTCGACGCCAAGCTCTTCATCGGAGGGGCGGAGGCGAAGAACGTCAAGGACGTCACGCTCTCCTTGGAATCGGGCGAGGCGGACGTCACCACCCGCGCGACCGAAGGCTGGCGCGCCTACGCCGCCACCCTGAAGGAGGCGTCGCTCGAATTCGAGATGCAGTGGGACACGGAGGACGGGTCCTTCTCGTCCATCCAGTCGGCCTACTTCGGCAACTCCCCGCTCGCGATCTTCGTGACCGACGGCGAGGGCCACGGCCTCGACGCCGACTGGGTCGTGACGAAGTTCTCGCGCTCCGAGCCGCTCGAGGAGGCGCTCACGGTGTCCGTCACCTGCCGCCCGACGCTCATCAACCGCGCGCCGGAGTGGAGGTAGCGATGCACACGTTCACCGACAACGCCGGGCGCGTGTGGACCGCGAACCTCAACGTCGCCACCCTGAAACGCGTCCGCGCCCTCGCCGGCGTGGACCTCGCCTCGGCCATCCTCGTCGAAAAGGACGGGAGTGTCGAGGCGTCGCTTTTGGAACGGCTCGCCTCGGACCCGGCCCTGCTCGTCGACGCGCTCTACGCGATGTGTAAGGACGAGGCCGACAAGCTCGGCGTGTCCGACGAGGACTTCGGCCGCGCGATGGCGGGCGACGCCATCCTCGGCGCGACCGACGCGCTCCTGGACGAGATCGTCGATTTTTTCCCGAACCCGAAGAGGGCGATCCTGCAGCGCCTGGTGGCGGCGGCGCGCAGGGCCGAGACGGCCGCGAAGGCGGCGCTCGACAAGGCGCTCTCGACGGACGAGCTGGACAGGGCCGCGGACTCGCTCCTGGCCGCCTCGACCGGCTCGTCGACGAACTCGCCGGCGTCTGCGGGGTAGACCCGGGGCCGTTCACGCTGCGCGCGCTCGTCCGCATGGCCGAGGCGCGCTGCCGCGCCGACTGGGCGCGGACCTCCGCGCTCATGGCGCTCGCCGTGAACCTCGTCCGCGACCCGCGCCGCACGCCCGCCGCCAAGCCGAACGACTTCAATCCCTACGCGCCGCGGCCGAAGAAGCCGATCCTGCGCGGGAAGCAGCTCGAGATCCTGCGGGACGTGTTCGTGAAGAATGCGCCCGCTACGGGAAATCGGGGAAAAGAGCGCGAGCCAGGGAAGGAAGAAGAACGGCCCCCCATCGCGAGCGTTCCTTTCAAGTGACACGCGGAGGGGGCCGAAGGCGATCGATGCGCCGGATGGCCCGGAGTCTCTCACAATCTCACCCAAATAGCAACCCATGTCCATCGTTTCCAACATCCGCGCCGGCAGCGCCTATGTCGAAGTGACGGCGGACACGGGCCGGCTCAACAAGGGGCTCTCGCAGGCCCAGGCCCAGCTCCGCGCGTTCGGCCAGACCTGCACCACGGTCGGCCGCGACCTGCTCGTCCTCTCCGGGGCGATGGCCGCGCCCTTCGCGATGGCCGTCCGGTCGTTCGCGAACTTCGACGACACGATGCGGCTGGCGCAGGCGGTGACCGGCTCGACCGGCGAAGCCTTCGAGTCGCTCACCCGCACCGCCCAGACGCTCGGCCGCACCACGTCCTTCACCGCGCAGCAGGTCGCCGGCGCGATGGTCGCCCTCGGCCGCATGGGCTTCGCCTCCTCGGAGATCGAAGCCAGCATCGGCGCGGTGCTCAACCTCTCCCGCGCGACCGGAACCGACCTTTCGGAGTCGGCGGACATCGCCGCCAACTCCCTCCGCATCTTCGGACTCTCCGCCGACCGGATGGCGTCCGTTTCCGACGTCCTCACGGCCGCTGCGAACGGCTCGGCGCAGACCTTGACCGACCTCTTCGACGCCATGAAGATGGCGGGGCCGCAGGCCAAGGCCGCGGGCGAGGACATCACCGACACCGCGGCCGCCATCGGCGTCCTCGCGAACGTCGGCCTCAAGGGCTCGCTCGCCGGCACGGCGCTCAGGAAGTCGTTCTCGCAGTTCGCCAAGGTCAAGATCCAGGACAAGCTCGCCTCCGTGGGCGTCCGGGCGGTCGACGCCATCGGCAACCTCCGCAAGATGGCGGACATCGTCCGCGACCTCGCCGGCGCCATGAACGCGATGCCGACCGCGCAGCGCATCGCCTTCGCGGAGGAGATCTTCGACCTGCGCGGCTCGCTCGCCGGACTCTCCCTCACCGGGAATGTCGCCGACCTCGACAACTTCCTCGGGAAGCTCCGCGACGTCGACGGCGTCGCCGCCACCACGTCGCAGAAGATGGACGCGGGCCTCGGCGGCTCGTTCCGTCTTCTCAAGTCGGCCGTCGAGGGCGCAATGAACGCCGTCGGCGCCGCCGTCAGCGACACACTTCAACCTTTTACCGACCGGATCACATCGGTCATCAACGCGCTCACCAACTGGATCGAGCGCAACGCCGGCCTCG